GGATTACGGCATGACCGGAGTGTTTGGAAACCTGTTCACGCAAAGCTATGATGAAGTGCTTAACTCACCGGCGGCCTGTGCTATGCGGGCAACGCTGAACGAAGGTGAAAGTATATGCCGACATTGTTCAAATGCGACTTGAGCATTATTGTACCGGTTTACAACCTTGAGGATTACATCGGAGAGCTGCTTGAGTCACTGAAAAAGCAGGATACAAACGGTTACACTGTCGAAACGATATTCGTGCTCAATAACTGCACGGATCACAGCGAAGACGTTATAAAAGCAAGCCGTCTGTCCTGCGAAATAATCACTTGCGAGATTCAGGGTTGTGGACCGGCGCGCAACGCGGCAATGGACATCGCTACAGGCGAGTACATTTGGTTTATGGACGGGGACGATTGGTTGACATCTGACACGGCCATAAGAGACGTGCTGGATAAAGCAAAAAAAGAGAAGCTGGACATCCTGCGGATACCATACGCAAGCGCGCGTTTTCAGTGGTTCTACTTTTCAATGGTCTGGCAGTACGTTATGAGACGTGAGTTCATAGATGAGTTCAGATTTCCGCAGGTTCAGCCCGGCGAAGATGATATCTTTATGGATCAGGTGCTTGAAAAGTGCGGGCTTGACCGCAGCAGATATATGGAGCTCCCGCATATGACACGGGCACTCTATTATTACAATTATTTACGAGAAGGCAGTAACATGTATAAGGTCTGCGTGCTCGGCGAAACAATATAAACAGAGGGATTCCACGATGATTTTTAGTTTAGTTCCGGCACAGGTCGATGGCCTCCCGGTTGAAGAACACGAGAGATTACAGAACCTTATCAACGTCTTCACCTACTATCAGGGGAAGAACGCAGTCAAGGACAAGTATTACGAGGGCAAGATCAGCCTTGGCGAGGTCAATCTGGGCATTGCGTTGCCAGAGGGCATGAAAGGGCTTGAGATCGGGTGCGCCTGGGGCGCAAAGACGGTTGACGTTCTTGCAGCGAGGTCGATGTTTGACGGATTCGTTGGTGCTAATGGAGATGAAGTGGCAGAGCTGGACAGGATCGTCGAGGACAACCGGCTGATAGCGCAGTACAACAAGGCGACACGCGATGAGCTGAAGCTGGGCTGTGACTTTGCCACACTCAGCGCGGATGACAAAATCGGGGTCAAGATCAGATTCCACTCTGCTCAGACAGCGGCGGCCGTATGGGACGGAGAAAAGGGCAGAATAGCTTACGGCTTTGCCATTATCGACACCGCACCGACAAACGAAGAAAATGTCTGGATACCGTCGCTTGTTAATTATTATACCGACGACGCGGTTTACGTCATGCACCGTTCAGATAATGACGTGTGGTATGCAGAACAGCACCGGCACCGCATGGGCAGGCCGCTCATGGAGCCGCTCATCTGGAATGCAACGTCCGATAAGCCATTCGGACGTTCGCGCCTTAAAGAACCCGTGAGACGGCTTATACAGGGCTATGTGCGGACGATAGCAAACGCCACAATCGGTTTGGAGTTCGCAACAGCCCCGCAGAAGTATCTGCTTGGGGTCACGGACGATCAATACGACGTTATCATCAATCAGAAATTCAAGCAGTACGTCGGGTCGATACTTGCGAGCACTACGAACCCGGAGACAGGCGAGAAACCGACATTCGGACAGCTCCAGCAAGGGCATATCACGCCACACGTTGAGATGTTGCGTGTGCTTGCCACACAGTTCTCAGCGGCGACAGGCTTATCCGTCACCGATACTGGCGTTATTAACGATGCAAACCCGACAAGCGCAGACGCAGTGCTCGCACAGTCACAGACGCTCGTGAGCATGGCGGAACAGCTTAACACCGGAAACGGTGATGCGCTCAAAGTCATCGCTTTAATGGCACTTGCGATAAAGAATAACACGACCATCGAAGGGCTGACAGATGAACAGCGCGATATCGTGGCGCATTTCAAAAACCCGGCGATGCCGTCCATCGCGGCAACAGCAGACGCGGCGATCAAGATTGCATCTTCACGGTCGGCGTTTGCTCAGACGGATACGTTCCTTGAGATGATCGGATTCGATCAGGCTGACATCCGCAGGATCAAGGCCCAGGAAGCAAGAATCCGGGGGCTGCAAGTTCTTGAAGAAATGGAAAACGCGCCCGCGCAATCAGCTACTGCCGAAACCGTACAAGAGGCTCAAGAGGAAGCTATCGAGAAGGTTGACGAAGTAACAAATAAGACGCTGAATGGAGCGCAGACGCAGAGCTTAATAACCGTCGTTGGACAGTACGCTGCTGGTCAGCTTACGGAAGGACAAGCAATAAATATTATATCTACTGCGATCGGAGTATCAAAAGATCAGGCACGAGAGCTGTTGCTATCATAACGTTGTTGTTGGAGATTGAATAATGGCTGATATAGCATTAAACGATTGGATAAATTTCAAAGACAAGATGGCGCGGCTCTCGCAGACTGCGGCGGACAAGTTCACCGACTACATCAACAGCGGCGGCGGATATTCCAACATGAACATTGAGGATATCGTCGGGTATGCCACAGCACTCGTGCAGAAATACGGCGAAGGCGAAGGCGCACTTGCGGCGATGATGTATGACGCAATCGCAGAATTGAGCGGCGCGGCGGTTCCGCCTGCTGAAATTGCTCCGCTGCCTACTTACGGCGATGTCGCGAAGGCGATACAAGGCGCGGCAAAGACATCCGAATTGAGCGGATATCTCGGAGCCGTAGCTGGCAGGCTTGTCAAGCAGGTCGGAGCAGACACGACACTGCAAAACGCAGAGCGAGACGGCGCACAGTTCGCATGGATACCGATGGGCGACACTTGCGCGTTCTGTCTTACGCTTGCAAGCCGCGGCTGGCAGTACATGTCAAAGCAGGCCATGAAAAACGGACACGCAGAGCATATACACGCGAATTGCGATTGCCAGTACGCTGTCCGGTTCAATAAAAACACGAACGTTGAAGGCTACGATCCGGACAAGTACAAAAAGATGTACTACGACGCGGATGGCAACACGCCGAAAGAGCGGATCAATGCCATGCGGCGCGAGTTTTATGCTCAAAACAAAGCAAACGGCCTTAAGAATCTGGACAGCTCTGCGGCGGAAGAATTGAATGTTTCTGCTCGGATGATTCCGACGTTTACACCGGCAAGAACAATAAGTGAAGCTGAACAATTTGCGTCGCAGTTTACAACAGGAGGGGCATATTCAAAGGTTAGTTACGCAGGCGTAGAACTTGAATATGCAAATGAGTTCAATCGAGCCATGAACGACGTACTTTCGCAGTACGAGCCAAAATATAAGCTCCAAAACATAGAACCGATGAATATGCGGTCAAAGCAGTTTAAAGGGTCAACAGCAGATGCCGCTTACAAGTGGGGATCATGCGACCTTTTTTACAATAAGGGATATTTCAAGTCTACAAAGGATTTTCAAAAACATCGTGAACAGTATCAGACATTGCTCGATCAAGTAATGCCTAACGTAGACATGGTGATAGAAAAATACGAAGGGGAGACGGGCTTTTTTGCAAAAAAACGGCTTGATTATATGAAGGCACTTAAAGCGTCGGGCAGGTCAAACGTCAGCGAAGCTGATCCTTATGGCACGATGGTGCATGAGCTGGGACATTATTTGGATGATAATCTTTTTGGCTCGGAATACAGAAAACGCGGGTTTGACCTTGCGGCCAGCTTTCAAAACTATTCGGGAAAAATATCTGCGTATGCAACGGAATCAAAGCAGGAGTATGTTGCGGAGAGCTTCTTGATGTACTGGAAAGGGGAAAAGAACACGCTCGATCCGGAGCTTGTTCAGATTTTTGAGGAGTTGAGAAAATGAAAGACGGAGAAATTATAATCGACGATTTCATGCGGCCACTAATAGAAATATTCAAAGAGATTCTGAAGTTAGAGGACGACGAAGAAGATCAATAAAGGGGGCAATATGGCTGAATATGTAATCCACGCCTGCCCGGTGCGTGAATGGTATGTCGATGATTACTTGATACCGTCAATGCTGGAACAGGGGATAAACCGGGATCAGATCGAGGTCTGGATGGACAGCACCGGAATGGGCAACCTGATTTCATTCATGCGATGCTGTGAAAAGTACGGAAAGCGAAAAAGCGGCCGCTGGCACTTGCAGGATGATGTCTGCATCAGTTCAGACTTCAAAGAGAAGACAGAGCTCTATGATGACGGAATCGTCTGCGGGTTTTTCAGAGCGAACTGGCAAGGGCTTACTCCACAGGCAGGCGTGGTTCCGGCCGTTTATATGTGGAACAGCTTTCAGTGTATCAGGATGCCCGATGAGTATGTCGGCGAGTGTGCCGAGTGGTTCTTTACCGATGCAGCATACAGAGACGTTTACAAAGAGACGGTGCGGATCAACAAGTGCGACGACTCCATGTGGATGGACTTTATCAATGAATGCCATCTGGATGCAACCGTCCGGAACCTAAAACCGTCTATCGTGGAGCATGTGGATTTCCTTTTAGGCGGATCAGTTATCAACCACGGACGCGACGGATATGCGCGGGGCGACTTGTGGGAGGACAACGAAGCATTTGAAAAACTAAGATCAAAATTGGCGGCCGATTCAAGGGCCGCTTTTATTGATAGGCCACGCGTGCCATAAACGCGGAATAAGCACTCATTAGGAGGTTTTTATGTCAGAAACTGTGAATCAGGAAGAACAGGCAACCGAAAGAACATTTACGCAGGCAGAAGTTGACGCCATAGTCGGAGACAGGCTCAAAAGAGATCGGGCGAAATACGCTGATTATGACGACATCAAAGCAAAAGCGGCAAAATTTGACGAGCTGGAAGAAGCAAACAAGAGCGAGCTTCAGAAAGCGATCGAGAGCAGAGATGCTCTGCAAACGGAGCTTGACGCAATCAAAAGTGCCAATGCGATCCGGGATATTCGTTCAAAGGTTGCGGAAGAAACCGGCGTACCGATCAGCCTTTTATCGGCTGAGACAGAGGAAGAATGCAGAACTCAGGCAAACGCGATTTTGGAATACGCAAAGCCGAGCACATATCCGAATGTCAGGGACGGCGGCGAAGTAGCACGAGTAGGAAAGCCGAGCACCAGACAGCAGTTTGCTGAATGGATGGATAAGGCTTTCGGTTAATTCATCTTTTACCGGGCGGTAATTTGGAAACCGCTCGCTAACCTGCAAAAGTTACAGGAGGTTTTTAAAATGTCAGGAACAGCGACAAACAGAACTAATATCACACTTCCCTCAGACATATCTTCAGAGATTCTCCAGCATGTACAGGAAGAATCCGCGATCATGCGTCTGGCACGTCAGATCAATCTTCCCGGACGCGGACTTACTATCCCGATGATTACGGCAG